CCTCTCCAACCTTCCGCAGAAGCAGCTCACTGTCGCAATGAGCTCTATCAGGAAGCACTACAAGAAGCTCATTGCAGAAGGGTACATGCTATGAGCGCACTAGAGGATGTCATTCGCAGGGCAGAAGAGAAGAACAAGAAGATAGCCGACTTCGGAGACCTTCTCGACTCCCTCACTACGACTGACGAGAAGAGGAAGATGCTCTGGAAGGAGATATACCAGAACGCTGTGACCGACAGGGAGAATGCCTACTCTCTCTACATCGGGCTCTACCAGTCGATGGGGAACTCTCCTTCTGATCACGCTACTCATGGTGGCATGCTAGTGAAGTACATGGAGAGGATGGGAAAGGCTAACGAGCAGATCATCAAGCTTGCAGAGATGATCAAGTCCACCGAAGAGGAAGAGACGGCGCTCAGCCCAGAAGACATCTTCAACAAGATATCGAGAGAGTAAGATGGGACTTCTCTCGAAGAAGGGTGCTAACGACGTAGTCAAAAGCGGATCTGCAAGAAAGTCTGTCAAGGAGGACGGCGCACAGTCGAGCTTTCCGATAGAGAAGGCTGTAGTCGTAGACGTTTGCACGGGCTTCAACCAAGAAGACATTGCAGAGTACATGGGAGAAAGCGACAACTCGATCCCACCGGAGAGGATTCCGAGAAACTCTTGCATAGTGAGAAGGATATCGGAGGGTGCAGACAGCGCCTCTCCCACCAACACGCTGGTGTATCCCTTCTTCTCTTCCCACATATCGATGCCTGTAAAGGCTGGTGAGACTGTCTGGGTCATATTCGACAGGAACGTGAAGTCGATAGGCTACTGGCTCAGCAGAGTTCACGGAGACGTCACCTCGGAAGACGTGAACTTTTCACACTTTGACAGGTCGTTCACACCAAAAGAGCAGGCCAAGACGACGCCAGGAACTGTGGAGAAGGCAGAGGGACCCAAGGAGAAAGTTGCTCCCAAGGAAGACTTTCCCAACCTCTCACTCAAGCAGAACCCGGATGGTGCAAACACCTTCTACGAGATAGCCAACTCCAACCAGGGCAAGCACATAAAGCTGGAGCCAGTCCCCAGGTACTTCAAAAAGCCCGAAGACATGGTCATCCAGGGAAGCAATAACACACTCATCTCGCTTACCACAGACAGAGGGTGGAGCAAACCGGAAGACCCCAAGACAGGTTTCACCCTGGCAAATAGTGGAACAGTGGAGTACTCTGGCACTGTGGACATCGTCGCGGGCAGGTCCAGATGGATTTCAGCGGGCGAAAAGACAAGGACAGTACCAGAGACTCGTTCTAATACGCAGGGGTTTGTAGAGGTCTCAAAGGACCCAGAGATTACGAAAGAGGCAAACCAGTCAGAGGGAGACCCAGACTTCGAGTCAGATGCTGCCAGAGTCTATGTCAGCATGAAGTCTCCCATAGACAGCAGGCTATCGCTGTCCGAGCAGGTCCCTACAGTACCAGGCGAAGATGCTCCCAGGGAAGCGCTGGTCGACAAGTCTGTAGTTGCTCTGAAAGCTGACCAGGTTAGGATAGTCGCTCGCAAAGACGATTCTCACACCATCAATGGCAACATCATCATTGTCAAAGAGGGAGAGAGGTCTGACACAGGAGATCACTGTGCCATCTCACTTCTTGAAGATGGCACAGTGCTGATAAGTGGGCAGAGAATTCTCATCGGTAGATCTGTGGCAGACGGAGGGATAGAAGAAGGGGACGAAGAAGCGCCCGGGAAGTTACAACCCTACGTGAGATACAAACAGTTGGAAGATCTTCTCAAGGCGATGATAGCAGACGTAACTTCTTTCTGCGACACGTTGAGTACTCATACAACACCTGGATACGGTGCACCATCACCCCAGATACTCCAAGCTGCGTCCACACTAAAGAGCGCAATGAAGACCAGGGAGTCTGAGATAGTCAATCTCAAGTCAAAGAGAATCTTCGGAGAGTGACATGCCAATAGCAGCACCAGGAAAATCGATACTTGAGTCCTCTATCGAGGCTGCACTGAAAAAGTCGATGGAAGATGGAAAGAAGAATGGGGCTGACCCGGAACAGATCATTGCGAATCTTGCAGCAGATCTCACCAGTGCAATCGACACATATGTCACAACGTGCATAGTGACAATCAACCCTGGGCAGATGGTAATCTCAACTGTCGTCGCAGGTGGTCTTGCTGGCGTGGGTACAGGATCAACTGTTTCGCCTGGTACGTCGTAAACTTACGCGGTTCTATAAGTAATGTCGGAGGCGAGGAGCTTGTCAAAGACATATAGCTTCACATCTGTTGGAGAAACGCAGTCCCAGATAAGGCAGAGAGCTTCCCAGAGTGTCACGTCTCCTCCCATCGGGATTGTGACACCTCTAGAGCTCGGCATCGGTGACGATGGTCTTCTCAGAATGCACCATGATCTCGGTAACACGATAGCTGATAATCTCGTGAATCTCATCATGACGAACAAGGGTGAGAGACTCTTAGACTACAACTTTGGTGCAAACCTGAGAGAGCTAACTTTCGAGCTCGGCAGCGAAGACACTGACATCGAGGCGGTCAACAGGATCAAGCAGGCTACAGAGAGGTATCTTCCTTTTGTCAGTCTTGAGACCTTTGAGCCCTTCAATCTCACATCCGAAGACACTGGCATTGCGAAAATCGGTGTCAGGGTCACTTACAGGATCCCACTAGTCGATAGCAAGATAAGGGCTGTCGAAGTAACACTATACACGGCATCGTAATGGCTGGCGCAAAGAGAAACCCAAACAAAAACTATCTCGCCAAAGACTACGGTGACTTTCGTGCGAGTCTCCTCGAGTACGCAAGGACGTTCTTCCCAGACAGGATCAGGGACTTTGGAGAAGCATCTGTCGGCGGTCTCATGCTCGACATGGCTGCAGCAGTCGGCGACAATCTCTCCTACTATCTCGACCACCAGTTCAGGGAACTTTCATGGAGCGAGGCGGTAGAAGTACAGAACATCGAGAGACTTCTGCGAAACAATGGCGTGAAGATCACCGGTGCTTCTCCCAGCACAGTGACCCTTTCATTCTATGTCGAAGTTCCCGCCGTCACTGTCAATGGCAAGACTCAGCCTGATGACTCTTCTCTGCCCGTCATCGGTACAGAGACAGTGGTGGCCTCAAACAGCGGCATAACATTTTCGACAGTGGAGCCCCTCGACTTTGCTGAGAAAGATACTGTCGGAAACCTGAACGCGACAATCACGGTCGGAGACACAGCTAGCGATGGCACACCTCTCACCTACATTCTCAGCAAGGAAGTGATTGCAGTCTCAGGTAGAATCTACACCGAACAGTTCACATTCGGCGACAGCTACTCACCATTCGTCTCTGTGAACCTGGCGAACGATAACGTCACCGAAGTCCTCTCTGTGAAGGACAGCGAAGGCAACAACTGGTACGAAGTTGAAAGCCTTACTCAGGACACGGTCTTCCTGAGCAGCCCAAACTACGCTGCAGACAGAGACGTGGTAGACAACGTCATGACCATTGTCCCTGCCTCGAAGAGATTCATTGTCACTACGGACCTGCAGTCCAGGACTTCCCAGCTGAGATTCGGTGGCGGAGACCCAGATGCAGAAGACGACGACATCTTTCCGGATCCATCGAAGTTTGCCCTTCCCACCTATGGCAGGTCTACGATTCCCAGGTTCACTCTCGACCCGAATTCACTGCTGAGATCCAAGACGTTCGGTCAGTCACCTGTCTCTACGACACTGACTGTCTCCTACAGGGCAGGTGGTGGTCCTTCTCACAATGTCAACGCAGGCTCAATAAGAACAATCAAGTCACTGAATATCGAGTTCAGGGACAGCCCTTCTGCTTCTCTTGCCACCTCGGTAAGAGCCTCCGTGGATGTCACGAACAGTGTCCCTGCAACTGGAGGCTCCTCTCCTCCCTCGATAGATCAGCTCAGGTCTCTCGTGCCTTCCACTAGAAATTCTCAGGCGAGGATAGTCACGAAGTCGGACCTCATCGCAAGAGTGTACTCACTGCCCTCGAAGTTCGGGAAGGTCTTCCGTGCAGGAGTCAGAGCAAACCAGAACAACCCGCTTGCATCGCAGCTATTCGTGCTCTCAAGAGACAGCAAGGGAAGGCTCATCCAGTCTCCTGACACTCTGAAGTACAATCTCAAGAACTATCTGAACGAGTATCGTCTCATATCCGACGCGCTTGACGTGGTAGATGCAAGGGTGATAAACTACACGCTATCCGTGAACATAGTCCCGGACCCCACCTCGGTTCCCTTGAACGTCTCCAGGGAAGTCATATCTTCACTGAAGAGAGTCGTAGACATATCGAGGAGGCAGATAGACCAGGGACTAGTCATCTCTGAGATAGTCAGCGCGATCATAAGTGTGCCCGGTGTTCTTTCCGTGACAAACGTAGAGATACAGAGCGTGATGGGCGAGTTGGACGGCAGAGAGTACTCTAACGTCTACTTTGACGTATCAACTAACACGAACAGGGGAGTCATAGTCCCGCCTCCCGGCTCGATATTCGAGCTCAGGTATCCCGACTATGACATCACTGTGACGACGGAGTAAAAATGATCGTAGTTGTAACAGCCTCTGCTGACACGTACGTCACTGACAAGATAGTAGACTCCACTAGGGCAGTCTCCGGGAACGTGGGAAGAGCAGGGACTATCGACATCTTTAAGCTCTACGACGAAAGTTATCAGGTGACAGGTGCAATCGAGATCTCAAGAGCACTTCTCAGCTTCGATTATGGGAGACTGCGTGAGCTGGTGTCGTCCAGTCTGGATGTTTCTGACTTTCGCGCAGTGATGAAGATGAAGAATGTCAGCACGGGACAGCCTGTTCCCAGTAACTTCACACTGTCACTGTTTCCACTTGCAAGAACTTTCAACGAGGGTCTTGGTCGAGACGTAAGTTCATTCGCCGACGTAGACACTGCTAACTTCTTGTCAAGGTCGGTTGACGTAGAGTGGTTTGCGAGTGGCTGTTCAGCTGGTGGACTTCTTGGCTCGGTAGACATCGACTACATCTCTTCAGGCAATCTTGGCGACGGCCTGGGGGTCAGAAGTTTCGAGACAAAGCAAGACTTTGTCGTGGGAAACGAAGATCTGGAGATCGATGTCACTGAGTTCGTCTCAGCATCACTAGTCGGCCAGATACCAACTTCTGCCTTCAGGCTCTCCTACACGGGAAGCCAAGAGAATGACAGCGTCACCAGGTTCGTAAAGAGATTCGCTTCCAGACACGTCAAGGACGAGGTTTCGAGACCCAAGATAGTTGTCTACTTTGACGACTCTCGCATAGACAACAGAAAGAGCATGTTGTTTGACGTGAGTGGGACACTGTATCTCACCAACACGGTGAGAGGATCGAGGAGAAACTTTGTCTCCGGTAGCTCTCTTTCACCAGTTCTCGGTTCCAACTGCCTGATTCTCACACTCACGACAGGCTCATTCTCAGCCAGTTTCACGGGTTCACAGGACAGTTACACTTCACCGGTTATCGGAGTCTACCAGGCACCTGTGATAATCACTTCGAACGACAGCAGGGCAGTGAGTGGATCGGTGAAGCTATCCGATCACATAAGGGCATCGGGTTCCATCACGTTCGGTGAGAAGTGGACTTCTCTCGACGGCACAGTGATATTCAGGAGCGGAACGTTCACGATGAGAAAGGAGGAGGCAGAGACTTCTTTCTATCTCGAAGAGAAGCTTGTCGCTCACTGTTCGGGTCCTCAAACTGCACCCCGCAACACTCCAGTGCTTGTCAGGGCCAGGTTCTTTGACCTCTCACATGAGCAGGAGTCCTCCAAGTTCCCTCTCAAAGTGGAGCCAATCCAGATAGAATCAGCTCTGTACAGGTTCGTGGACGCAATGAGTGGACAGGTCATTGTCGACTTTGACAGTGTCGGCACAAAAATGTCACTGGACGAGAACGGGAACTTCTTTACCTTCTACAGCGACATCATGCCCTACGGTCGACCCATTACACTTGAGTTCCTCGCTACCTACAATGGCAATCAGAAGATAGTGAGTGGCAAGGGATACACGTTCACCCTGGGGAACTGATGGCGACTAACGTAAAAAGAAGCATAGGGAATCTCATCAGAGAGGTTTCACCATCACCCAGCATGAGATGGAGAGGTGTAGACTTCAGAGAAAACACTCTCAACACATCTTCGTTCAGGTACGACGCACCGGGATCACCTCTCAGGTCCACCCAACAGATACCCTTGGACTGGGCAGACTTCTCAAAGCACGTCTTCTTCGGTTCTGCAGAAGTTTCTGTGAATGTCGCATTCGACAAGATCATCAACGGCTTCCCGTTTGACGGTCAACAAAGCGAGGTCTACGATTTCCTTGACAGTCTCACTGGCTTCGAAAAGCACGTCTACGATGAGTTCCCAAAGAGTCTCAACTATCTCCACTTCAACCAGAGTCAACTCTCTGTCAACGATGTAGCAGGCGGCACCGTTCCAACACTTTCGAGAAGAAAGGACGGAGAGAACGTGCTTGACCCGGGAATGAGCTCCTTCTCAGTGCAGTTCAAGATGCTTGTCCCATCTCAGTCCAACGACAACCAAGTTCTGCTGCAGAGAATCTCTTCGTCCTCAGGTTACTCTCTGGTCCTCTCTTCTTCTGCTAATTCGACCACGGGAACTCTCATGTTCTTTCTCACTTCGGGAAGTGCGGAACTGCAGGTGAGCACGAGCTACACGAAGGGAGCATGGGTCGATGTTTGCGCACAGATGAACAGGCGGCCTACTGTCAATAGGGCAGCGCTGTATCTTGATGGTAAGCTTGCAGCATCTTCATCGAATGCATACGAGTTTCAAGAGATGCAGGCGAGAGGAACGTATCTCACGGTCGGTTCTGGCACGAGGCACAGTGCGACTGGTTTCGACTTCCTCCCCATGACTTCACTTTCTGCCTCGATGGACGATCTCAAGTTCTTCATCGGTAACAGGACACAGTCAGACATACACAACGTCTCAAAGTACGGAACAGGGATCAGGGAAGATCTCAAGCTGTGCTACAGATTCAACGAGCCCTACGGTTCATATGCCCAGAATGACTTTGTGCTAGACTCGAGTGGTAACGGTCTTCACACCAGGGTCATCAACTTCAGCACGGCACTCAAAGATGGCAGAGACGGCCTGCCATTCTTCTACGAGAGACTGAGTGAGTCACCTGTCCTATTCCCAGAGTACTCAGGTGTCGTCGACCTGAACTCGGAGCTTCTCACCAGCGCTTCCGACTACGACAATGTCAATCCCAACATTATCACAAAGCTCATCCCACCTCACTATCTCGCCGCAGGTCAGATCTCACAGGGTTTCGAGACTGAAGAGGGACCAATAGTAGAGCAATATCCGGAAAGCGGAGAGCTACCGAGAGAAAGCAAGCTCGGGTCTTCACAGATTCTATCCAGTCTTCTCTACATCTGGGCAAAGCAGTTTGACGAGTACAAGATCTTCGTTGACCAGTTCTCGAAGCTTGAGACACTCGATCCGGTCTCGACAGGCTCCATAGCGGACACATTCCTGCCTCTACAGGCAAGCTCAATGGGATTTGAGCTTCCCAAGCTATTCACACCCTCCAATACAAGGGAGTCCACGTACGGAGACGACGTAGGAATAGATCCCAGCGCAGGAAAGGTGCCACTCACAGAGATACAGGCTCAGGTCTGGCGCAGGATAGTCTCGAACTTTCCCGACATCATTCGCAGCAAGGGAACGATATACTCAGTCAAGAGCCTTATCAGGTCGTTCGGTGTCAACCCTGACACTTCAGTCAGAGTCAGAGAGTATGGTGGAGCACGGTCGGGGTTCATCAGCGGACGCTCACAGAAGAGAAACGTGATAGGTGAACTTGCTGCATCGGGCTCATGGGTCGCTTCTTCACCCTTCCTCTCGTCCAGCAGAGTCGAACCGGGGCACCCCCTGACATCAGGGAGTATGTCTTCCGGCTTGTCTGACGTCCCTTCCGATGGTCTTCACACCAGTGGTTCTTGGAACTGGGAAGGTCTTTTCACCTACCCACTGACGAGGGCAAAGAGCCCTAAAGAGTCTCTTGTCAGATTCTACACTACAGGCTCATCTGGCAAGAGTCTCCTTCTCAACCTGGTCTGCACACCTTCGGGAACACTGGACGACGGTTCTACGATAGTGACACTGTACGGTGCGTACTCTGGTGGATCGGATGGCAAGTTTGTCACCTCTTTGACAGGCTCAAAACTCTTCGACGGAAGCAGGTGGCACATCTCCCTGGGTAGAGAGAAGATATCTGACACACGCTCGAAATGGTATCTCCGGACTGGCAAGGAGAATAACGGTGAGATAGAGTACAGTGCAGAGTCACTTGCGTACGTGACATGCTCGAATCCCACCCAGGACGTGTTCTCCAACATCTCGAATTCCTACAACGCATCGGGAAGTTTCTTCGTGATAGGAAGCGAGAGCTCAATACCCACCAGCACGCAATTCATCGGAACGAACTACCCGGCAGCATTGACAGGGTCATTCTCCGGGAAGATAGCGAATGTCAGGTTCTACTCCAAGGGCATGGACAGCACAGAGTGGCTTGAGCACGTCAGGAACGTGGACACGCTCGGCGTGAATGACCCACTGAGAAACTTCAACTTTGTCACGACTGCGTCTGGGTCGTTTAGCAGGCTGAGAATAGACGTCCCCATGGACCAGGAGACGAAGAACGCAGACGGTTCAGGCGACATACTTCTCTTCGACTATTCACAGAACAACTACCACCTCACCGGCAGCGGCTTTACCTCCGGTACCCTGGTCATAGGGAACACTGACGTGATATACTCTAGTCTTGAGCCAAAGTTCGACGAGAGGTCTTCCACCGAGAAGGTGAGAGTGAGGTCGTGGCAGTCTTTCGAGAACGTCCAGAGATATGGTGGCGAGATAGGCCCTGTCTATGAGGTTCCCAGGAACGAAGAGGGATCAGACGACACTAGATTCGGTATCGAGATCAGTGCAGTCCAGGGTCTCAAT